CAATAATTGATGATTTAAAATCAAGAATAGAAACCCTAGAAGGATAACAACAGGAGAATAAAAAATGCAAACAGTAGAACAAGTCTTAACCGCAGCAACAGATAGCGTAAACTTAATTAATGAAGTAAACGCTGGAACTTATAATGTTACAAATATGGAGCAATCAGAAATCAACGATATGGTACAAAGAAACGTACGTCACTTGGAAATCGTTTTAGCGTATGCACCTGTTGATGAAGATGATGATACTCCAGATGTAGCTGGTAGCTCAGATGATAAAACATCTTATACAGATGCTATTGCTACAGGTAAGGCGTATATTAGCTCAAATAGTTAATTTTAATTTTGTAAAACAAGGAGACGATAATGGATCAAAAACAATTTTTATTAGGCATGCTACAGCTCATTGATGTAGCAGCAAAAAGAGGTACTTGGAATGGCGAAGAACTAGAGTCTGTTGCTATACTAAGAAAAGAGGTGGTTGAGCAACTCAAAAAGTTTGCTGATCCAAAAGAAACTCAGGATCTTAAAGAAGATTCACAACCAGAGGAAGATGAATAATGACAACTTTAAATATAATCGCTTGGGTAACAGCTATCATTTCTATTGCTTCAGTTGTAGCAGCAATAACACCTACACCTAAAGATGATCACTGGTTTAGTCATTTATATAAAATAATTGATTGGTGTGCTTTAAATGTTTTAAAAGCCAAGGACAAGTAAGATGGGTATTTTTTCAAAACTATGGGACAAAGTGACTGGCACTGAAAAAGTAAAAGTAAGAGCCAGGAATAAAAAAGGGCACTATGTTGCAGACGATAAATCTACTCCAGATGTCAATGAAGCCTATACTACCAAAAGGGTTAAGAAAAGAGGCAGACCAAAAAAATTTTACGACAATACAGGTAGCGAATAATGGCGACAGTAAAAGATGCTTTAAATAAAATCGAAGCTCACGAAAGAGAGTGTAAGGCTTTATACAAAAGTATTGATAAAAGACTTGAGGACGGATCAAAACGTTTTGATAAACTTGAAAACATGATCTGGGCCGTTTATCCATTTATTGTAGGAGCTATTGTAATTGCGGAGCTGATCTAAATGGACTCCGTGGTACAGCTAATAAACGAAGTAGGTTTTCCCATAGCAGCAGCTATTGGTTTAGGTTTATTTATCTGGAAACTGATCAATAAAATTATTGACGGCATGGAAACTAAAGTTGATGTACTTGATGAAAAAGTTTCTGCACAAATATCACAAATAGAACAACGACTTGGCCAAAAACTAGATTCACAACACGGTATTTTAGTGGCTCTTATAGACAGAGTAAGATCTGTAGACAACGAGATAATTAGACAAGATACCCTTCTTAAGACTATATTAGGTGTACCACAACTTATGCACACCGACAGGTTAGCTAAGGCGGATAGAGATGACCAAAGAAAAGACTAAAAAACAATTAGAAAAAGAACAACGCGAAAAAGATAAATTAATCTGGTCAATTATGCTTATAGGCATTATTTTGGTTATTGGAATCTTTGTACAAAACTTAAAAGCAGACGAAATCAAGTTTCATTTTAAATCACCCTCGTTTTCTGGTATTGGTACAAGCTCACATTATCTGACAGTAGAATCACAAGAGTATACGCGTAAAGAACAGCTCCGAGCTGACTTGAAAGCCTTGGAAGACCAAAGAAAAAGAGACGAAGAAAACTCAGTCGTTTCTAGGTTTACTAAAAATTTAGAGTCCAGAATTTTTGCACAAATATCTAGGCAGATAGTTGATCAGCTGTTTGGTGAAAATCCAGAAACAACAGGATCCTTTACACTCTTTGATAACATTATTAGTTGGACCAGCGATGGGACATATATCACTTTAACCATTTATAATACTTTAGATGAAACAACTACCGAGATCACTATTCCTATTGGCGACTTTGGCTTTGGTGGCTAGTTGTGCATCGCATGTCAAATTAATATCACCTTGTCTTACTAATCCAGAGGGCGATTATAAAGATGTCGTATCAATAGTCGGTAAAGCAAAATGTTATTCTAAAGACGCATTTAATAATCAACCCATAACCGAAGAAATACAAAATGTGCCTCTAGCTAGAGTGCAACCCATAGTGGCTGTTTATAAATTCGGTGACTATACAGGTCAGAGAAAATCAGTCGACGGATATGCTAATTTCAGCACGGCCATGACACAAGCACCAGAGGCTTATCTTATCCGAGCCTTAAAACAATCTGGTTTTTTTCGTGTAGTAGAACGAGTCGGTATAGATCACATAAACAAAGAAAGACAAATCATAAGATCTACTAGAGAAAAGTTTGATGAAAAATCTGAGCAACTACCTTTGCTTTTTGCTGGCTTAATTATTGAGGGCGGCATTATTGATTACAACACTAATTTGCTTACAGGCGGAGCAGGTGCTAGGTATCTCGGTATAGGCACCAGCAAACAATATAGAGAAGATACTGTCTTAGTTGCAATACGAGTTGTTTCGGTTAGTACAGGTGAAATATTGTTAGAAAATTTAACTACCAAAACTTTGTTATCAGTTGGTCTTTCTAACGACGTATTTCGCTTTGTTGCAAACGATACCGAGCTAGTAGAATTTGAGACAGGAAATGCTATGAACGAAAGCAAGTCTATCGCTTTGCAAAGCGCCATAGAAATTGGTATTGTAGATATAATTAAACAAGGTCGCGAGCGAAATTATTGGAAATATTATGGTGAATAGGTACCTCATTTTTTTGCTCTTTAGTTTATCAGTCTTGGCTGATAATGAAATTTATGTTGATCAAAGCGGCTCTAATGCTAGCATTGATCTTGAACAGCTTGGCAGCTCCAACCTTATCGGTGGCACCTCAGCAGTGTCTGGAACAATGACCGCTTTAGATCTTGATGGTGCATCTATGACACTAGATATAAACCAAATTGGATCTTCAAATATTTTTAGATCAGATGCTATTAATGGCGGCAACTTTACTGGTTTTTTTGAGTTTGACGGCGATAGTAACGTCTGGGATTTATTGCTAAATTCAACAGGACTAATAACAGCCGATTATGTAGATCTTAATATTGATGTTACTGGATCTAGCAACGAGGCTGATATCAAATTAGCAGAAAATGCCAATACCTCATATCTCAATCTTGATTGGATTATTACTGGCGACTCAAACATTTTTGACTTTGATATTGATTACGAAAACGCTGTAAACTATATGGATGTCAACGGTAGCAGCAACACCATTAATTTTACAGCCAGTGGATACTCTGGAGCCACAGCATCTGACTCTGGCTATTTTAATTTGGACTTAGATGGAAGCAGCAACACATTCAACATCATTCAGTCGTCAACTTTGGCCCGCGATTGGCTCTCTATTATTGCGAATACATCCAACTCTAATATTTGTGTTGTGCAAAGTGATGGTGGTACAACCACTACATGCTGATACGATTGGAGATATAACAGAGTTACAGGGTTTTGGCAGGGTAGTAAGAGATCAACTCTATAACGCAGAATTAGACTTTGATATAAATTCACTAGACAATGTTGAAACAGCATCTGGCCGAATAGCTATAACTTTTTTAGACGAATCTACCGTAAAGCTCACCGAACATTCTGAGCTTTTGATAAATGAATATGTGTATGATCCAAATCCCGATAAGTCAAAAATGGCACTGCAATTTGCAAGCGGCACTATTAGATTTATTAGTGGTAATGCCAACAAACTCAACAAAAAAAATATAACCCTCTCAACGCCTACTTCACAAATTTTTGTTCAAGGTACTGACTTTGTTTGCACGGTAGATCTTTTTGGTAAATCCTTAATTATTTTGTTACCAGATGAATTTGGCAACGCCAGCGGAGAAATAGTTGTACAAACAGCTGTTGGGCAAACGGTTCTTAACAAACCCTATCAAGCAACAACTACATCTTTGTATGAAAACCCCCCAACGAAACCAGTGACTTTAGACATAACTTTGGATCTTATTGATAACATGTTAATTGTTTCACCGCCAAAAGAACAGACATCTGCCGAAGAACAACAACAAAGTGCCCAGGCAGATTATTTAGAAATTAATGAGCTTGATGTTGATTTGTTAGCCGAGGATTTTTTGCAAGAAGATGAAGATATATCTTTTGATGAACTGGATATAGATCTATTAAGTGTAGATTTTTTAGAAGATCTTTTAGATGTTTTAGATGAACTCAGTATAGCTAAAGAAGAAGACAATCTAACTAATTTTTCAAGCGGGATACAAGTATCTGGAACTAATATAGGCCAAGATCCAGAAACACAAATCACCACCCTTATTCAAGGATCTCAAGTAAAACTTATGCGCCTGGTGAACCAAAACGCGCAGGTTGTTGTCAATGGCGATAATTCTTACACGGTTATATTTATTCAAGACGGTGTTTCAAAAACCGTACAAATTAACGGAGCTTCAACCTCTACTATTACTATAAGGCAGTCTTCTGGATGAAAAAAACAATATTCACAGCTTTTATATTACTAGCGCTTCCACTGTTGTTTCAGTTATATCCTTTACAGATCTTAAAACTACAAACCTTTGATACCTTTGTAAAAGAATATGAGCCAAGCGGTAATTTTGTCATTCTTAACATAACCCAGGAAGACATACAAAAATCTGGTGGCTGGCCATTCCCACGTCAAGAGCTGGCACAAATACATGTTGATCTTTTAAATGAAGGAGCCATGGGTGTTGGCTGGGTAGTATCTTTTCCACAAGTAGATAGATTCGGTGGCGATGATGTGTTTTTAGAAGCATTAGGTTATAGTCCCAGCGTTCTAGCAATGTTTGAATACGATAACGGTATTTACCCACCGACAAGCGGCACCGTTTTACTTGGAGAAAATATTAGTGGTATTATGTCAAAGGGAGTTGTCCAGAACAGCCACAAATATACCCTTATCCCTCAAGGCTTGTCATCGGCTCCCACCGAAATAGATAATCTTGTAAGACGTATACCTTTATTAATGCAAACACCAGATGGTTTTGTATCTTCTTATGGTACCGAGGTACTTAAAGTTTTGGCAGGATCTAAAACTTACATCATCAAAGGTGACGAAAATGGTATGCAACAAATTACCGTCCAGGGACTTCCTCCTGTAGATGTAGATCGTCTTGGTCGCAAATGGATCTCTTGGGTAAAAACACCAGAAACCAATTTGCAAGATATGGAAGTAGAAAATAAATTTGTATTTATATCGGTTGACGCTCCTGGAGTCATGCCACAAGTTGCAACTCCTGTTGGATTACTCGGTCCACACAAAGTTCAAGCAGCTTTAGCTGAGTCAATTTTGATTGAAAACTCTCCAAAAATCCCAGATTGGGCATTAGCGGCTGAAATTTTGATTTTCGCGATTTTTGTGCTCACAGTTTCTTTTGTATGCGCATATCTCACTATGACCAAGGCACTGGCCTTTGGACTAATTTTCATGGCCTTGACGGGCTTCTTAGGCGTTTTTAGCATCCAAAAAGGCATTTTATTGGACTTTTCATGGACTTTAGTGTCCGAATTTGTAATCGGCAGCGTTATTTTCTATTTACGGTTCAGAAAAGAGTATTTATTACGTCAACAGATCAAAAAACAATTTGAACATTATCTAGATCCAAGACAAGTAAAGCAGCTCCAGGATAATCCAGATCTACTAAAACTTGGCGGCGAGAAAAAATACTGTACGTTTTTATTTACAGATCTTCGTGGCTTTACTTCATTAAGTGAAAAATTATCTCCAGAAGAAGTAACCGAGATTATGAACAAAACTTTAACAGTCCAGGTAAACGCCGTGCAAAAACTTGGCGGAATGACGGACAAATTTATTGGGGACGCAGGCATGTTCATATTTGGAGCTCCCCTTGATTGTGAAGACCAAGAAACAAAAGCAGTACAAGCAGCTATAGATATACAAAAAGGTATAGCCGAGTTGAATAAAACACTTTCCACCCCAGTCCAGGTAGGCGTGGGTTGTCAGTCTGGCTACGCAGTTATTGGAAACATGGGATCCGATACTAGGTTTGATTACTCAGCAATCGGTGATCCAGTTAATACAGCTGCGAGATTAGAGTCGGCAACCAAAGAAGTTGGTGTGGATATTTTAGTTGGGCAAGAAACTGCAAAAAATTGCAAACTTGTGTTAAAGTCTCTAAAACCTATAAAAGTAAAAGGTAAAAAAGACGAACTTAAAATCTATACAATAAAGGAGTCTATATGAAAGGATTGTTAAAAAACATCGTGGGAGCTGTCGCTCCGACACTTGGAACAGCTATAGGAGGTCCTATGGGTGGCATGGCTGCAAACATGATTGCAGATGTCTTAGGTGTACCAAACGATCAAAAATCTATTGAAAAAGCAATACAAAACGCGACACCAGAACAAATGTTAGAGCTTAAAAAAGCTGAACAACAATTTGAAGTTCAGATGAAAGAGCTTGAAGTAGATGTATTTAAGCTAGAAACCCAAGACAAACAAAATGCTAGAGGTATGTTTAGCAAAGATTGGACAGCAAGAATTATCGGTATTGCAACAATAGGCGGGTTTTTGGGATATATCTTTTTAGTAACTTTACAACCACCAGAACAAAACTCAGAGGCTTTAATTAATTTAGTGCTCGGATATCTTGGTGGTCTTGCAAGCGCCATAATATCTTTTTATTTTGGTGCCTCACATAAAGGAGACGAATAATGGCCAAAGCACCAGACGCTTTTGTATACCAAGCAGAGCTTGATCGTGTTGTTGACGGTGACACGATTGACGTTGTATTAGATCTTGGTTTTTCAGTAAAACTACACAAACAAAGAGTAAGACTTCATGGTATTGATACACCAGAATCAAGATCTAAAGACTTAGCAGAAAAAAAACTTGGACTTGCAGCAAAAGAGCGACTTAAAGAGTTGTGTGTCGGTAAATTCAAATTAAAATCATTGGGTAAAGGTAAATACGGTAGAATTTTGGGAATACCTTATACAGAAGAAGGAGACGATATTTGTGAAATACTTTGTAAAGAAGGTCATGCAGTACCTTACTTCGGTGGCAAAAAAGAAAAAATATGGGGAGACTACTAATATGAAAATATCACAAGAAGGATTAGCATTAATTAAAAAATTTGAGGGATGCGAACTAAAAGCATATCACTGCGCCGCAGGTGTGCCGACAATCGGTTATGGATCTACTCACGGTGTAACCATGGACATGGAAATCACTCAAGAAGAGGCAGACGAACTGCTTATGGACGATGTGCATAAATTTGAGGAAGCTGTTACTAGAGCTGTAAAAGTACCGCTAGAACAAAACCAATACGATGCTTTGGTTTCCTGGACATTCAATTTAGGACCATCAAATTTGAGCAGCTCTACAATGCTACGCGTTTTAAACGAAGGTAATTACGAGGAAGTACCAGCGCAAATCAAGCGTTGGAACAAGGCTGGTGGAAAGGTTCTCCAAGGTTTAATTAGAAGAAGAGAGGCGGAGGCCTTACTATTTGAGGGTAAAGAATGGCACGAAGTATAAGTGTGTGTAATACTACGCCTAGGCGTTTATCGCTTAGAGCTGAGTTGCATATTTTATCGTCGCTACCTTGTTTCTCAGCTCGCTTATGAGTGATGTTCAATTCAAAGATTTTGATATTTTATCTGAGCAAGACAAAGCTGAGGCTGTTGCGTTATTACAAAGATACGATCAGTTAGAAAAACAAGACGTTTGCCAACAAGACTTTATAACTTTTATTAAACACATGTGGCCAGATTTTATAGAAGGCCGACATCATAAAATTATTGCTGAAAAATTTAACAAAATAGCCGACGGCAAACTCAAAAGATTAATAGTATGTTTACCGCCTAGACACTCAAAATCAGAGTTTGCATCAACTTTTTTTCCTGCCTGGATGATGGGTAGGCGTGGCAACCTTAAAATTATTCAAACAACTCACACTGCTGAACTTGCTGTGCGTTTCGGTCGTAAGGTAAGAAACATTATTGACAGTGATGATTATCAGCATGTTTTTCCAGATCTACAATTACAAGCCGATAATAAATCAGCTGGTCGTTGGACAAGTAACCAGGAAGGTGAGTTCTTTGCTGCTGGTGTCGGTGGTGCTATTACAGGTCGTGGTGCGGATCTATTAATTATTGATGATCCACATTCCGAACAAGATGCAATGTCACCGAAAGCATTAGAGTCGGCTTACGAATGGTATACCTCTGGTCCAAGACAGCGTTTGCAGCCTGGCGGAATCATTGTGATAGTAATGACTAGATGGAGCACGAAAGACCTGGTTGGCAAACTTTTAAATAAACAAGGCGACAAAAATGCTGATCAATGGGAGGTCGTTGAGTTCCCTGCAATTTTGCCAGATTCTGAAAAACCTTTATGGCCAGAGTTTTGGAAAAAAGAAGAACTGCTCGGTGTAAAAGCATCTTTGCCTATATCGAAATGGAACAGCCAGTGGATGCAAAATCCTACAGCTGAAGAAGGATCTATAGTCAAAAGAGAATGGTGGAACCGTTGGGAAGATCCAGATGTTCCATCTTATTCTTATGTTATACAAAGTTACGATACGGCTTTTTCCAAAAAAGAAACTGCTGACTATTCGGCTATAACTACTTGGGCAATATTTAACAAAAGCGATGAAAGCCACGATGAAATAATACTTTTAGATGCAAAAAGAGTTAGGTTTGACTTCCCAGAACTAAAAAAACTTGCTTTAGAAGAGTACCGATATTGGGAACCAGATTGCGTATTAATAGAAGCAAAAGCCTCTGGAACACCGCTTACACACGAATTAAGACGTATGGGAATACCAGTTACCTCTTACTCACCGAGCAGAGGACAAGACAAAGTAGCCAGAATGAACAGTGTTGCACCGATCTTTGAATCGGGCATGGTCTGGGCACCAGAAGATGATTTTGCCGAAGAGGTTATTGAAGAAATGGCATCATTTCCTTTCGGTGATTATGACGACTTTTGCGATAGTGCTACAATGGCTTTGATGCGTTTTCGTCAAGGTGGTTTTATATCCTTGCAAGAAGATTACCAGGACGAAATAAAATTATTGAAAAAGAACAGGACGGTTTATTATTAAAACATACGCAACAACTTTTACATGGGACGGACAGCAATATTCTGGCCCATTAATACATGCAAAAGATTTTACACAAGCTAAAATCATCGCAGAGTACCACGGCCTTTTGATTGATGGTGAAATTGAGGCTATTATAGGAACAGAAGTGGAGCTGACTGAAGATCCACGCAACAGGATTTTACATTAATTATGGCTATAGATAAATTAGGAACAAACGAAGATCCAGATATAAAAGTACAAGGATCGGCTGTAGAAATAACACCAGACACCACAAGAGAGGAACAAATTGCTGCGGCAGCACAAATATTAGTTGATGATGAACAGATACTAATAGATGATGAAATACAAGAAGATGTTATGCCGCAGATGAGTTTTGATGCTAATTTGGTTGATTTTATTGATCAGACAACCTTAGAAAAGATATCAAACGATTTATTAAGCTCAATCCAAGGCGACAAACAATCAAGATCTGAATGGGAAAAAACATATACCGACGGCCTTAAATATCTTGGTATGAAGTTTGACGAAACTAGATCCCAACCTTTTGAGGGATCATCTGGAGTTGTGCATCCAATTTTGGCAGAAGCGGTAACGCAGTTCCAGGCACAAGCGTATAAAGAAATGTTGCCAGCAAAAGGGCCAGTAAAAACAGAAATAGTTGGTGCAAGAACAATAGACACTGAAAACCAAGCTGAAAGAGTCCAGGAGTTTATGAATTATTACATTATGAACGTAATGGAAGAGTATGATCCAGAGCTCGATCAAATGTTATTTTATCTGCCGTTAGCAGGATCCTGTTTTAAGAAAGTTTATTTTGATAATGTTTTAAATAGAGCTGTATCTAAATTTATTGCACCAGAAGATCTTATTGTGCCTTATGAAGCAGCAGATATAAGTTCGGCTGAACGTATTACGCATAGTATTACTATGTCAGCTAATGAAATTAAGAAACAACAAGTAACAGGTTTTTATGCCAATGTTGATATTGGCTCTGGCAGCATGTCTGAAGATATGTCCGATATTGAGGAAGCTATTGATGAAATACAAGGTATATCACCATCATATAAAGAAAACAGAAATAGAACCGTATATGAAGTACATACAGTTTTAGACATTGAAGGTTTTGAAGACATGGATCAGTCGGGCATGCCAACTGGATTAAAATTACCCTACATCGTTACGATTGAAGAGGACTCAGAACAAGTTTTATCAATTAGAAGAAACTACATAGAAGCAGATCCACTAAAAAATAAAATTAATTACTTTGTCCAGTATAAGTTTTTACCTGGACTGGGTTTTTACGGTCTAGGCTTATCACACATGATCGGTGGCCTATCTAAAGCGTCTACATCTATTTTAAGACAGCTTATTGATGCTGGTACTCTTGCTAACTTACCTGCTGGTTTTAAAGCTAGAGGAATGAGGATCCGTGACGAAGATGATCCATTACAACCAGGTGAATTTAGAGATATTGACACTACAGGCGGCTCATTGAGAGACAATTTGATACCACTGCCAATCAAAGAACCAAGTAACGTATTGATGCAACTTCTTGGTATTTTAGTAGACTCTGGTAAACGTTTTGCTGCGATTGCAGATATGAACGTTGGCGACATGAATCAAGCGATGCCCGTTGGTACAACAATAGCATTGCTTGAGCGTGGCACCAAAGTTATGAGTGCTATACACAAAAGATTACATTACGCGCAAAAAATAGAATTTAAACTTTTGGCAAAAGTATTTGGCGAGTTTTTACCACCTGTATACAATTATCAAGTAGGATCTGGCCCTGGAGAAATCAAACAAACAGATTTTGACGAAAGAGTAGACATTATACCTATATCAGATCCTAATATTTTTTCACAAAGCCAAAGGGTTACCCTGGCGCAAGAGCTTTTACAGATGGTTCAATCTAATCCAGAGATTCATGGACCGCTTGGTATTTATGAAGCATACAGAAGAATGTATGCAGCTCTCGGTGTAGATAACGTAGACGCACTTTTACAACCACCGCCAGACAATACACCAAAACCCTTGGACGCAGGGTTGGAAAACGCTGGTTTATTGATGGGACAACCTGCCCAGGCTTTCCCAGAACAAAATCATCAAGCGCATTTAGATACGCACAAAAGTCTATTTTTAACCACTATTGTTAAGGAAAGTCCACAAGTACAGGCTTTAATTATTTCTCATTGTATGCAGCATTTACAATTTATGGCCATGCAGATGGCTCAAGAGCAGATGCCACCAGAAATGCAACAACAAATACAACAAATACAAGCGCAGATGCAACAAGTATCACCACAAGAGGCACAGGCTATACAACAGCAAATACAGATGGTTACTGAACAATTTAGTTCACAAATCATGGCACAACTTGCTAGTGAGTTCTTGCAATCTATTGGTATGGGTACTGGTGAAGATCCATTAGTAGATATTAGAAAACGTGAATTGGATCTAAAAGATAAAGAACTCAACATGGAATCTGAACAGTTTGCAGCTAAACAAGGCCAAAGACAACAAGAAAAAATGATACAAAGTGATCTGCAACAACAAAGGTTAAATGTGCAAAAAGAAATAGCAGATGATAAACTTGGTGTAGCTTTAGACAGACTTAAGCAAAATGCTGATTTAAAGTTATTTGAATTAGAAAATAAAATTCGAGGAATATTATGACAACATCTTATATATTAGAGGCTCAGAAAAAACTTAAAGCCGAAAAGAAAAAGTTGCGCGAGCAAGAAGCTATTGATGCAAAAGCCGCAGCAGATGCAGAAGAAATTAAACATCAAGCTAATTTAGCCAGAATTGCAAAAAAGATGGCTATTATTAATGGCGAGGTAATTCCAGAAGAAAAACCAAAAAAAGTTGTAAAGAAAAAATCAGTTGCAAAAAAACCAGTTGCAAAAAAACCAGTTGCAAAGAAGCCAGCTGCAAAGAAGCCAGCTGCAAAGAAGCCAGCTGCAAAGAAAAAAACA